TTTTTGAATAAAATCATATGAAAGAGGTTGATTAAATGAAATACACCCTTTAAACATATGTTCCATATCCTTTACATTGGATACATTCCATGAATCAAGAGGTTGATTAAACGATGAACAACCTTCAAACATCCTAAGCATATTTACAACATTAGAAACATTCCATGAGTTCAAAGGTTGATTGAAAGAACTACAACCATAAAACATACTATCCATATCTTGAACGTTAGAAACATTCCATGAATTCAAAGGTTGGTTGAAAGAGATACATTTATGAAAGATATAACTCATATATTTTACATTGGACACGTCCCACAAACATAGTTGTTGATTGAAAGAGGAACAACCACAAAATAACCATTTCATACTTGTTACATTGGACACATTCCACGAATTCAAAGATTGATTGAAAGAAGAACAACCTTTGAACATATAATCCATTATTTTTACGTTCGAAACATTCCAAGAGTTCAAAGGTTGATTGAAAGATGAACAATAACGAAACATACATTCCATATTTTGAACGTTTGATACATCCCAATGATTGATGTATTCATTCCATTCATTTCTATTATATTTTAAATATTCAGACATATTTTTCATATCTGTTACATATGTTGTAATTAAACATGGAAGAGAGATACCATTTTGAATAACTTTTAGAAAATCATTATTATCTTTGACTATATAATATTGATTTCCTTTAAATTTCAACCACTTTCCTTTATCCTCTTCACAAGTAGAAACAAGAGTTTCTCTATCTTTTAACCTTATGATTGCCATAGTATAAAAATAATTGTATATTTATCTTTATATGCTCTTTCATATAACAAACTACTCAAGTGCCATATTTGCAAGTCTATCTGCGTTTTCATTTCCAACTGAATGAATATCTATTCCTTTTGTATGTGCCTTTATATGCATAAATTTCACATTTTCCATATCTTTATAAGTTTCATACACTTGTTTCACCAGTTCTCGATTTGGTATGGGATCAACCCACATTTTCTTCGAACACCTCTCACCATATGAGGTTAAACACTTGATAACATATTCTGAATCAGTTCCGATAACTATTTTTATTCCTTTTTTAACGTCGTTTTCAATAATATTATATGTTTCTAATATTGCTGTCAATTCAGCTACGTTATTGGTTTGTTTTCCTACTACACGTTTAGAAACATTTCGAGGGTCGTTTGACCCAAAATAAATACCAATACCAGCTACGGCATTCTTCCGACCATTATGGTGACACGAACCATCTGTATACACATAATAATCTGGATAGAAATCACTTTCTGAAACATATATATTTTTTGCAGTCTTCTTTATTTTGAGCTTTCTCTCATTGTTATCCTTTGTCTTTGATTTGACACGACCTTCAATAAAGGCTTCTGCTTCTTCTTGAGTATCAAACTTGCGAAAAGATGGAAACTTGAAACCTAAAACTTCTTTTTTACATTCATTCCACGTTTTATAAACACCAACATTACGTCCTCGAGCGACTGCGTAAAAAGGCATGATAATATAATTGGAGATAACAAGTATATATTATTCAATTTTATTTTTACAATCGTGAATTAGGTATTTGGTTAAATGATTGACAATACATATCAAATAGATATAGATATTTATGACTCTCTAAAATAGTTCTCCATGGAAGACGAATATTATAGAGAGAATAAATTAATTTTTGAAAAGATAGAATAAGTTCAATGTAATTATTAGAATAAGAAGATGACAAAAGTGTTCCATAAAGACAAGTGTATCCTTGAGTAGAGGTTCTTAACAAGGGAGGTTGTAAATGTATCATCTGTATATAAAGAGAGAGAGAAGGATATAATAATATCAATTTTATTTATTATGCACAAAATTGATATTATTATATCCTTACACATAAGAATAAGATACAATGATAGAAGATTTTGAATATTTGTTATGCAAATTCATAGAAGAACATGTAAACCGAAATGATTTAGATCTTTCTAAAATAACTATTGATATGTATTTTGCTCATATTGGTTTATGTAGAGTGATGAGATACATGAATCATAGATTGACTTTTTCATATTATAATAATTATCAAAATAAAAAAAATATCATTTATTCAATAATGCCTTTAGAGTATATTCAAAAACATATTCATTACTTGGAATGGGATTGGTCACATTTATCTAGAAATAAGTTTATAACACCTGAGTTTATAGAAGAAAATATAGATAAACCTTGGGTATGGGGAAGTGATGGTTTATCTTCTAATCCTTGTATTACGTGTAAATTTATAAAAGAACACATAGACAAGAGTTGGGATTGGGGTTCAGATGGATTATCATCAAATCCTTGTATAACAAATGAGTTTGTTGAAGAATATATAGATAAACCTTGGAATTGGGGACAACTTGGATTATCAGTGCATATTTCTATAAAAGAGGATTTCATTGAAAAGTATCCAAATAAAGAATGGAATTGGATAGGTATAAGTAGAAATCCAAATTTAACGATGGAATTTATAGAACGTCACATCGATAAATTAAATAACCAATTTTGTTGGGGTCAATTTGGTATTTCATCAAATACTAATATTAGTCAAGAATTTATTGAAAAACATATAGATAAACATTGGGAAGTAGGAGTTGGTGGATTATCAGAAAATCCAGTAATTACTCCTGAATTTATCGAAAAACATATAGATCTACAAGGGCAATGTGGTCGTTCTTGGTGTTGGGATGATGGAATAGCTTACAACCCATCAATGTCTCTTGAGTTTATTGAAAAATATATATATAAATTTACTTATTTTGATGTTCTCTCTACTCATCCAGCGATTACACCTGAGTTTATAGAAAAACACATAGACAAGCCTTGGAATTGGGGTAAATATGGTATTTCATCCAATCCAAATATTACAATGGATTTTATTCGACGACAAATAGATAAATCATGGGATTGGGGATTATGTGGTCTTCTCTCTAATCCTTTTACGAGAGAATATTATAATAGACAAATAGAGAGTATTATCAATAAAAAAATAAATGGTATTGCTATGAATAGTCTTTCAAGAATAATTATTAGTTTCTGTTTATAATAAATAATGCTTTATACTATCAATACTTCTTTTACTTAGTTTTCTTTCTTTACCATCTGAGTTTGTATACTTGAATGAATCAAGGAAATTCTCATTTTCTTTTAGTTTTTGTATAAGTTCATAAATTGTGCCAACATTTTGAATAATGCATTTTGATGACATATGGCTTACAAATGGAATTTGGTTTAAAAACAATATATGTATATTCTCTCTTGTAATATTTTTATTTTTAACGTGAGAATGAACAACATCTGTATAGCATGACGAAGGACCATTTTCTGTTTGCGTGCTTACAGATGAAGTTAAATCATTGTTAGAATTATTACTACAATCTACTTGAATAATATTTTGTTCGTGTGTAATTTTTTCTCTCTTATAATATAATTTTTTCTCTTTTTTCTCTCTTAACTTGGATAGTAAACGAAGAATATAAGATGCAGTTTCCTCAATATTCAGTGTTTTATAGAGAGAAAATCCTTTAAAATATTGTATGGAAATCATTGCGGATTGTATGGTTTGTCTGTCAATATTTGAATAACGGAGTGTCAAATCATTTATAACTCCTTCAATGATGTATATGATATTATGATTATGAATATGTAATTTATCATAACGATATGATTGTTCATTATATCTTCCATCCAATATGCTAGAAGCAAGGTCACTTATTGTTTTACGTTCAATCATGAAAATGTGTTCTTTATGTTCATTCATGATAATGACATCTCCGATAGGAAGTGTTTTCACTTCAATATGAATAAAGTCATATTTTATAGTTAACTTCTTAAGCAATTGAAGTAATCGGTTCTCTCTATTATCAATAACAAGAATATATTTCATTTATAGGTATTATTAGGTTCATTTTATATTGTTTGCTTTATTATTTATACATTAAATATTATAAAGAAGTTTAAAAAGAAACACTACAAGTATTATATAGAGATGACTGATGAACTTATTTTTTCGCCTTACAATCCTTTGAATAAAGAAATTCCAAAATATAAAGTGGAAGAAATATTAAAAAAATATAATATTCCTTCTAAAATTCATAATATGTATTTGTATAAACGTGCATTTATTCACAAATCATATTTAAAAAATCCCGATCTAGAAAATGAAAATTTAAATGTAATTATAGAGCCTTGTCCTAAAAATTGTATTGATTTAAAAACAAAATCAAATGAACGTCTTGAGTTTTTAGGAGATGGTGTATTGGAGTGTGTTACAAAGTATTATTTGTATAAAAGGTTTCCTAAAGAGAATGAAGGATTTATGACAGAGAAGAAGATTGCACTTGTTAAAAATGAACATATAGGAAAACTAGCGTATGAGATGGGTCTTCATGAATGGTTTATTATATCTAAACATGCTGAAGAAAGTAATATAAGAACAAACTATAAACGTTTAGGATGTTTATTCGAGGCTTTTATTGGTGCATTATTTTTAGATTTTAACAAGATAAGCATTCATGATGAAGAGAAATGGTTTGATAATGTATTCTCTACTGGACCTGGATTTCAGATGGCACAGATTTTCATTGAAAGTGTATTAGAGAAGCATGTAAATTGGATTGAGTTAATCAAAACGGATGATAATTATAAAAATATTTTACAAGTAAAAATCCAACAAGAGTTCAAAGTTACACCGACCTATATTACAATGGATTTGGACGATGATGGAATGTATACAATGGGTGTTTTCTTGATTATAAATGTGCCGCTTCATAAACATAAGAAGGAGAATGCCCTATTGATTGATGAACAGATGAAGGTAAAAGAAAAAATTACGATGAAATATATTCACAAAGTATTAGATAAAAATGGAGATATATTTATTGAATTAGGTAGAGGACAACATAAAATTAAAAAAAAGGCAGAACAACAAGCATGTGAAATGGCTCTTGAGAGGTTACAATAATAAAAGAGGTAAACAATTAAGATTTCAAAAATAGTTATTTTATTTTTAATCTTGATATGCAATACCAATAACAGCACAATCCATACGTTTTCCTGATGTTCCAGTTGTTCTACTTTCATAAGTATTTCTTCGTCCTAAATCATCTTTATCCTCGTGAATGACAAGAGACCTTCCTAATATAGAATGTTTACCATAGAGTGTAATTTTATTTGTTTGAATATTTATTTTTGAAATACCCTTAGAAGAAAAAATGATATTTCCTAAATCACCCGAATGACTATGTAGGTCGTGTAGTCCCCCATGGTCATATTTTGTGGTATTCCAGTGGTCACCACACGTTTTACATCCATTACTCAAGTCACCAAACTGATGAATATGAATAGCTTTAAAACTTTTATCATTAATATGATTAGCGTGAAGAACTCCTTGAATAATAACAGGAGAAGTTATATTTTCTTGAATGAAGTAGACAGAACCTTTAAGCTTATGTGTAAATGTTGCAATATATACTTTCATATATTTAAGTATATATTTTGTTTAGGAATAAAACACGATTTTTTTATAGTATAAGAATATATATGAGTAGTATATTAGAACAATTAAAAGTAAAAGAACCACCCAAAACACGAAAACAATTTGAAGTGCGAATTAAGGAGACAAAGGAAGAGAGAAGAAGAAGACGTGAAGAGAGAAGAAAACGTAAAGAGGATGGAGAAGTAAAACTGGATACAGGTCCCAAAAAAAAACCAGTAAAAATAGTTGACATGACGGGAGAAACAGACTTTGATAGAGATGCTTTTTTGAATAAACTAAAAAAGCGTGGATTAACAACTCCAAAAATACCTGAAGAAGAGATGACAGAAACATTACTAGAAAAGTTTATGGATGAAGAAGAGACAAAAGAAGAGGATACTGGTATTGAAGTTGATATTGAGAGAGATACAATTTCTAAACGGAAGAAACTGCCTAAAAAGAAGTTCAAATTGGTGTCTAGTTCTGAGACAAAAGTAGAAAGTAAAGAGGACGAACCTTTACGTATTATTAAGAAGCCAAAATCAAGGTTAAAATTAGTGGAAACAAGTGAGGTAAAGGAAAAAAAGTCTAGGAAAACAAAAGTGCCAGATTTAAATATAGTAGCGGAGTTTCCAGAGACGATGATGAAGATTAATGATGTTAACATAGAAGAGAGAATAAAGAAAAAGGATATACCAATTATTCGTGCATCTAGTTATTATTTAAATAATCGTGAAAAGTTCATTAATTTTATAAATGGTCTTTTTCTACAATATAAAGATGAATTATTAGAAGCATCGACGGATGTCTCTTGTGAAAAACGACGTGAGTCTAGTGAGTTTTCTCTCTTAACACATCAAAAAATAGTTCGTGATTATTTGAATATTTATTCACCATATCGAGGATTACTCTTATATCATGGTTTAGGTTCAGGTAAAACGTGTTCTTCGATAGCAATTGCTGAAGGAATGAAAACAAAACATCAAGTCATTATTATGACACCTGCCGCATTAAGAAGTAATTATGTATCAGAACTTAAAAAATGTGGTGATGCTTTATATAAGAAAACACAATTTTGGGAGTTTATACCATTAGGGAGTGAAAAAAATGAAATATTAGCAACATTGTCAGGTGTATTAGATTTACCAATGTCTTATATTAAGAAACAAGGTGGAGCTTGGTTGGTAAATATGTCAAAAGAACCAAATTATGATACATTAACAAACATTCAGAGGGCTAGTTTGAATAAACAATTAAATGAGATGATACGAACAAAATATAAATTCATTAACTATAATGGAATGAGAATGTCACATTTAACTGAACTCACAAAAGAAAATACAATAAATCCGTTCGATAATAAAGTGGTTGTTATTGATGAAGCACATAACTTTATAAGTCGAATTGTTGGTAAATTGCGTAATAGTTCATCACTATCTATGCAATTATATCATCATTTACTAAGTGCTGAAAATTGTCGTATTGTTTTATTATCAGGAACACCAATTATCAATTATCCAAATGAATTGGGTATTATGTTTAATATAATTAGAGGATATATTAAGACGTGGAATATACCACTAAATATAAAAACTGGACGTAAAATAGATATTCATGTATTAAAGAATATATTTGCAAAGTATGCAATATTAGATTATATTAATTATCATCCTAGTTCAAATACTTTAATTGTGACTAGAAATCCATATGGATTTGTCACTACAAAGAAGAAAGGTGTATATCAAGGTATAAAATACGATGATAAGGCATATATTAGTGATCAAAAGTTTGAAAGATTTATTTTTTCACAATTGAAAAAGAATGATATTGAAATTTTTTCTAGACAAGTAAAGGTGCAAAGAAACAAAGCTTTACCAGATGATTTTGAAGAGTTTAAAAGTTTGTTTATAAAAGAAAATGGCGAAGTAACCAATACAAATATGTTTAAACGAAGAATACTTGGTCTTGCTTCTTATTTTCGTAGCGCTCAAGAAAAACTGATGCCAAAATATGAACCTCGTGATAATTTCCGTGTGATAAAGAGTGAAATGAGTGATTATCAATTTGGAATTTATGAACAAGCCCGTGCTAGAGAAAGAGAATTGGAACGTGATACAGCAAAAAGGAAAATGCGTCGTCGAAATTTAGCAGATAATGAGATATATCAAGAGACATCATCTACTTATCGTATATTCTCTAGGTCTTTTTGTAATTTTGTATTTCCAACTGAAATAAAGAGACCAATGCCTAAAAGAGATATTAAAGAAGCTGTTGAAAATACAGATGAAACAATAATTGAAGTGACAACAACTGAAGAAGTTCTAAAAAATCCCGATGGTACCTATAGCCCTGATGATGAAGATAAAATACAAAAAAAACTTGATAAACAAAGAGATCCTCTTTATGAAACAAAAATTAAATCAACATTAGAAACACTTTATCAAAATAAAGAAGATATATTAAGTAAAGAAAATCTAGCGGAATATAGTCCTAAGTTTCTTCAAGTTCTCGAAATGATACAAGATAAAATGTCAAATAGTGAGACGGATGGGCTACATTTAATTTATAGTCAATTTAGAACTATGGAAGGAATTGGTATTTTTAGTATCGTATTAGAAGCACACGGATTTACACGTTTTAAAATTAAAAAAGGTGAATTAGATGACTGGGTTCTTGATATAAGTGAAGAAAATAAAGGAAAACCTATGTATGCTTTGCATACAGGAACAGAAACAGAAGAAGAAAAAGAAATTATTAAAAATGTCTTCAATAGCAATTGGGGTTCTTTGCCTTCTAGTTTACGAAATGACATACAAAAAATATCTACAGATAATCTTTATGGTAAAGTTATTAAAATACTTATGATTACAGCATCAGGTGCGGAAGGTATTAATTTACGAAATGTTCGATATGTTCATTTAATGGAATCATATTGGCATCCTGTTCGTATTGACCAAGTTATTGGTCGTGCGCGTCGTATATGTTCACACGAAGATTTACCTGAACGTCATCGTACGATTGATGTTTATTTATATCTAATGACATTTACGGAAGAACAAAAAACTGGTGATAAATCAATTGAATTAAGATTGAAAGATTTAAGTAGAATTGATAATAAAACACCTTTAACAAGTGATGAAGCACTTTATGAAATATCAACTATAAAACAAGATATTAATAATCAATTATTACATCTTATTAAAGAAGCCTCTATTGATTGTGTTATCCATACTCAAGGTGAAAATAAAGAAAACTTGTCTTGTTTCTCTTTTGGTATATCAGAACCGGATAAGTTCTCTTATCAACCATCTTACAAAGGTGAAGAAACTGATAAACAAGCTGACTTAAATCGTAAAACAATAACGTGGGAAGCAGTAACACTTACACTAGGAGGAACAAAATATAAATTAAGATTGAATGAAGATGGTAAACCTGGTGATGAAGTATACGACTATAATTCTTTTATAAGAGCGAAGACAGACCCTTCAATTACTCCTATTTATATTGGTAAATTAGTAGTTCATAATAAACTTGCTAAAATTGTGCGTGAACAATAAAGCTTATTATAAATTAAATATCTTTAGAACCTTCTATTTTAGTCAATCTCAAGTTAATTTCTTGAAATTGTCTATCTATTTTATCATCTATCTTTTTTAGGTAAGAAAATATTTTTTCTAACTCATTATCATTATTTATTTGTGATACAGGTTTTATCCTATTTTTGAACATATCAAGGGAAGGAGAAATATCTTGTTCATCAGTAAAGGAGACACTTTTCTCTACTGGTTCTCTCTCATTGACTACTTTATTACTTGTATTCTTTAAAATAGAATCACCTGCCTTATATGTTTCATATTTACGTTCTTGTATTAGTTCTTCTGTAAGTTTATCAATAATATTACTTTTTACTTTTTTTTGTAAGGGTTGTGTAATATCATTTGTATTTTTGTATCCAATATTTGTTTCATTCTCTCCATTATCAATATGTAGTTCTGTTTCCATATCAATGTTACCACCTTTTGAAATCCATTCCTTTACTGCCTTTTCATCCACATTTAATTTTTTGGTTGCTTCCAAATCATTCTCTCTCTCTTTTGTTATTTTTTCCATTAGTTCATCAATATTTTGTTCTGGCTGTTGGTTCTTATCACGGAAATCAATATCTTGAACTTTTTTACGATTGAATGATTCGAACTCTTTCTTTTTCATTGCAAAAGTTTGTTCAAAATCATTGTTTCGTTGTCTCAATATATCATCACGACTATAAACCTCTTCTATTTTTGGTCTTTGTTTTATTTTCTTCACTTTATATTGTCCTATTATATAAATAACGTCTTTTAATATATCTTTATTTAATTCAATGGCACTTCTATAATCAAATCGTATATCATAATATCTATTTATGATATTATTTACTTGTTCTATAATATATGGTTTTTCTCTTATTAACCTCTCTTCTTGAATATATTCATCAATAATATTCTTTAAAATTACTATATTCTTATTCCAATCTACCAAACTCATATATAGTATTTAAGATTTAGTTTTTATATTAGTCTTATTGAAATATAGATTTCTTAAGGCAAAGACTCTCTCATCTTCAATTCTCTCTTCTAATAATAATTCTAGTGGTGTATCATTCAACATCTCTATTATGAAATAAAGTGAATACATTCCACATTCTGAATCACTTAATTGATGCCGTATTTTATTATACTTGAACTCAAAATGAATTCCTAATGCTGAACCTTGTTTGATTACACGATTTATAAATCGTTTTATTTCCTTAGGAACAGCTTCATCATTATGTTCAACACCATAACTATCAAAATATACTATCATTTTTTTACTTATATTTATAAATAAGGCAACCCAATGTTCACCCGAATTATAATGTTTGTCTGTATTAAATATAATACCAATCTTATTCTTATTATCCACAATATAATCTCTTAAAGCAAAATTACATAATTCTTCCCATACACATTCTCCAAAAGCTTTTTTTGTATCAAAATCAATTGGGGATGGACCTATGAAGGAAAAACACGGAAATACTTTTTCATATTGTTTCATTACCTTCATAATATCAATAGTAGATAACCATTCAGTTGGATTTTTGTTCCATTCATCAGGTGCTGTAGGTGCAAATGTATAATTTAATAAGTCACTATCTATTTTCTCACGAATAAAGTTTTGTTTCAACCAACAACTCTCAATATCACATACATTTCCCATTTTATTTTTTAGTGATTTCCATATTTCTTTTGGATGATTTGTTTTTATTTGATTATCAGGATGTCTTATATTCCACAATACTTTTAATTTATTTAATCCTTCACTTGTATAACAAGTATAATCTAGATTATTATTCGGATTAGGAGCACATGATGCACCATCTTTTGATTTTTTAATCCAACTTACATTTTTAAATAATTCATTCTCTTGAACCATTATATATATTATATATTTATTTTTCCTTTACATTATTTTCATCAATTGCTTAAAACAATAAAATAACTAATCTATATTTATATAAATGAATAAGGTTTTTTCAGAAATTAGTGATTTAGATACTGAAGAAAAGTTAACAAACTTTATTATAAATGGATTTAAAATATCATTTATTGTAAGATTTCTATTTATATTATATTTAAATACAATTAATGTTAATTTATTTTGGAGATATATATTGATACTTGTTGATGATATGATAGATTATATAATTCCATTGTATTTATTACTATTTAAAGTCTACAAAGAAAATAAATTAACAATTGAAATATTTAAAGAATTGACAAAAGCTGGATTATTATTAAATGACAAAATTAAACAATTTTATAGATACAATGATAAAATAATGGATATATTTAGTTATTCAATGTTTATAAGTTATATGAAAATGAATAATTATGATACAACATTAGCTATATATTTAACATTATTTAGATTTTTCGGCACTTTATTAGTTATATTTTTTAATAATATATATATATTGGTTTTATTTCCTGATTTAGTTAAAGAGATAGTAGGGTATAATGAGTTTATAGGTCCGATTAATAAAATATCTTTTGTAGTAATTACAATACTGAAAGTTATATTTGAATATGTTAAATTAAAAAATGAAGAAAATAGATAGAGTATTTATCATTTATATTTTATGAATTTAATAGGTAAATTATTTTCAATACAACAAGTAGATGTGTTTTGTTGTAAATGTTCTAAATCTAAAGTTTCTTGAATAGTATCATTTTCTTTGATATTTTTGTCCTCTTTTTCTCTCTCATCCTTGTATTCAATATAGTGTATAATATCTTTTAAAAAATCGATACATTTATTTTTTATATATTTATCATATGTTTCACACGTTGTATTTGAGAGAGAACTGAATAACAATTTTCGTATTGTATTTTTATGTATTTTATATTTACGTTTTAAAGTTCTTAATTCCACTTTTTTAATTTCTTTGTTTTCTCTCTGTATATGTTGAATATATTGGTGATTAATAATATAATTATCAATATTATCTGTAAACATATCAGTCATAATATACTATAATAA